TAGTCCATCTCTATTGAGAATTGTTCCCATTAAGCTGCGACACACCGGGCTGGTTGACATGTGCGGTGTTGTGTGCTACGTGAGTGTGCGCGTGAAAGAATTGTCGTGTTTTCGGCGTGTGGTGTTTGTGGTGTGGTATTATTGGGATTGTCAGAAATGATACTGAAAAAAAGGAGTGATGAAATGCGTAAGGTGATTGATTGGGACGGGAACGAAACCGATAATGATGATTATACTGCGTATATTATAGATACGGATATTCGTAGGAGATTAATGGATTGATAATGTTTAGGAGGGAATAAATATGGTTAGGTTGTCTTTTAAAGTATATTGTTTTGATTATCTTGTTTTTGTGTGTTGTAAACGTGGTAGTTTTTATAGTGGTGTCGGTTATGGGTCTACGATTGAAGAGGCAATGCGGCGCATGACTTTTTATAGAGTGTAATTAGATTTTGAGCGATAACGATATTGGTATAAAGGAGTGGTGAAATGCGTGAGTATCGGCGTGCTTATATTCCGGGTAGTTTGTGTAAGGGTGTATCGTCATCTAGAGGTGTATCATCTAGAGGCGTATCATCTAGAGGTGTTCCGCCGGAATGTGTTGGGTTGTTTGATTTTGTCATGAGTCATTATGCTGAGGATATTTATATAATGAGATATAGTGGTGTTTGGCCTATTAGCTCAGTTGGTTAGAGCGGCATTCTTATAAAATGTGTGTGCCGGGTTCAATTCCCGGATAGGCTACATATGTATATCGCTAGTGATATATTTTAGGTCGTGACGTATTGTTTGATATGTCATGACCTTTTTTTGTTTGATATGTCATGACCTTTTTTTGTTTGGAGTGTATATGAATATTAGTGACGTTGTGACCATGATCGGTAGTGTTGGTTTTCCGATCGTAGCGTGTTGCGCTATGGCGTGGTTTATCGCCACGACATTTAGAAATTTTAACGATCTTGTGACGAAAAATAATGTGTTGACGGAGGAGCTTATAAGCTTGTTGAGGAAGGAGAACGATGATGAAGATGCGTCGGCTGCTGCGTAGTGTTATTGCATGTTTTTGTGTATCATTGTTGGTGCTTGCACCGTCCGCGAATGCGGATATGCGTGGTGTTGACGTAAGCAACTGGCAGTGCAATATAGACACGGGTAAGCTTAACGCGGATTTTGTCGTGGCCGGGGTCACGTGGGGTGTCGGCGGATTTAATAATACGTGTTTGCGAAATGGTGTCAGTCAGGTTGCTGATTATCAGCTTGTGCGTGCGAAGTCCACCGGTAAGAGTATAGGCGTGTATCATTATGCAATGGGCAATGATGCTCGTCGTGAAGCTGATTATTTTGTCGATCATGTGACGAAGTATGTTGGCCGGGCGGTGCTCGCGCTGGACTGGGAGCGTGATGATAACCCCCAGTTTGGTAATGGCGCGTGGGTTGATCGTTGGGTACAACGTGTGTACGAGCGTACGCGCGTGTGGCCGATCGTGTATATACCGGCGAGCGGTTTGTGGCAGCTTAGCCCGTATGTACGTCGTCATTGCGGGGTATGGGTCGCACAATACGCATCCAATGCCGTTACTGGTTGGCAGTCGCGCCCGTGGCGATATGGCGCGTATGGCGAGGCCATGCGCCAGTATACGGGCAACGGACGTGTTGCCGGTTATGCCGGTGCGATCGACCTTGATTATTTCAGGGGCGCACGGTGGCAGTGGAACGCTTACGCGATTGGTGAACGCCAGCACAAGCGACCGAATAAGCATAACGTATCTACTGCACCTGTGCGTACTCATACCGTTAGGGCCGGTGAGTGCTTGTGGTCTATTTTTGGGTCTAAGTGGCCGCGTGTCGCTAAGATTAATAAGATTAGTCGCCCGTACTTGATCTATCCGGGTCAGGTTTTGCGTTATTGATACATTAATATGTTAAAAGTCGGCGTGTCGTGTTTGCGTGCGCCGATTTTTTGTGTAATATTTTTTTATGTCAACGTAAAACGTTGATAAAAACAAGAAAAAGGAAATATAATGAGGAATATCAAAAAGACGCGTGCCAGTAGCACGGTTACGTATATTGATCGTGACGGCAATCGGCAATATATTATTATTAATAGTAATATTCGCACTGCTGAGCAAGCCGTGAAAGCGTTGATGAAGGCCGGTTTGTATAATGTATTGGTGGATGACATCAAGGTAGCTAAAACGGTTTACGAAATGCCCGTCGAGACGTTTTTTCAGCATGCGACACCAATCAACGACAGTGACAACGATAACGACAACGTTAACGACAACGATAACGAGTAACAAAAAAAAAGGATACAATCATGACACAGGAAATTGAACAGATGGATAATGCCACGAATGAGGCAATGGAAGCCGTTGTGAACAACTATCGGTGCATCTGCACAATGGATATTAGCACGTTCGATGGGAAACGTGCCATCATCAACGCGCGAAATACGGCGACATCGCTTGCATCGTTGGGTGATAAACCGTTGACCGTCACGGGCGCATACGTCACGCCGGGTGTCCGTTCCCAGACGGGGCAGAAATGCGCTAACGTCTATCTGTTCGCAAAGGACGGAAAGACGTATTTTAGTCAGTCGGAGGGCATTTATAGAAGCGTCTTGGACATTTTCGACATGTTCCCTGACTTCAACGTGCCGGACGGGCTCACCGTTGCTGTCAAGCAAACCGCGCTCGGCGGCGGTCGCTCGCTCAAGTCCCTCGAAATCAAGTGAAATACGAAAAAAAGAGCGAAAAAACAGGACGTTGAAACTGTATGAGGGTGCCATAACCGTTATGGCACCCTTTTTTATCGCGGGGTGGTATGTATGGCCAGAGCACGCAAGCAAGCCGACATCTTGACGGCGAAACGCAAGCGCGTGCAACGTGCGATCAACACGATACGTAAAAGCATCACGGACACCATGCCGGAAAGCGAACGACGTGCCCGCACGGCTTACGTGCAACGGCTCGAAACCCAATTGAAACAGACCTATGTCGGGCGTATCCGACACGACGCGCTACGCACTGAGGCGTACGCGCGCGCTAATGAGGCCGCCGACATGCTCACACGACAGGTCGCAACCGTAAGGGGCGGAGGCGGCAAACGCGGAGAGCGGCGGCGCGCGTTTAATATTTTCAAAATGGAAATGCATGTAGCATCCAAGGGTATGCCGTCCGCACTTGGTGAAATGGGGCGGGAGAAAATAAAGATTTTCTGGCGGTATACGCAGAACGTGTGGCAGAAACCGGGTGTACCGGTGGATAAACGTTTGGAGGTCATTATGGAGGCTTACGGCGTGAACTCGCTTAGTGTGCTTTTTGATACTATCATGCAACGAAATGAAAAGGTATTGGAATACATCAAAAATATGAAAATGCATACAGGCGATTTAGAGGATTACATGAATGTTGACGGGGGTAGTCCGATATGGTTGGTGGCGGTGTCGCCGGACGTGGTACGGTGATGGGAAGTCGCAAGCCGTTTAAGGTCGCTGCCGTTTTCGATACCGAAACGACGAATATCGGCGAAGGTGCCGAAACACGCGCATATCCGATATTATACATTTTCAACGATTTACGTAATACGCCGCTGGAGTCCTACAATCCCGACACGGATGATGTACGGTTTTACCGGTACACGTCCGAAGCGTTGACGTACATTGATGATCTTATTGACTATGGGCGCGCACACGCTTATGTCCCGATAATCACGGCCTATAACCTCATGTTTGATATGCAGACTCTCATGCTGGAATTGGCGCAGTCGTACGCGATCGAGGTCAATGCGCAGACCGCCACAAGCGTGTACACGCTTGATCTATGCGTTGACGGTAACGTGGTGTGTCGCTTTTGGGACACGTTTTACTTGGAAATGGGCGGTTTACGTGCAATGGGCGAGACGTGCGGCCTCCCCAAGGCCGTGGGCGACTGGGATTATACACTTGTACGCACGCCCGAAACGCCGTTGACCGAAGATGAATTGTTTTACGCACGACGTGACGTACAGGTGATACCGCAATATCTGCAATGGCTTTTGCGTGCTAATCACTGGTTGACCTCCGATATGCTCGGAAGCCGAGTACTGACCAAGACATCTCTTGTACGGCAGATGGCACGTCGTGAGATCGGCGGGCGGCGCGTCACGTTGCAAAGTGGTAAGAAAATCACATTACAACACGCTTTCGAGATGACGTGCACTCAGGAATTTCCGAAGGATTACAAGTCTTATGCGTTGCGAAAGGCATGTTTTCGGGGCGGGTTGACGTTTACGAGCGCTAAAACCGCTAGTGTTGTCGTGGATAACGTCGCGTCCTTGGATGTCACGTCAATGCATCACGCTTTCATCAATGGCCGACGTTTGCCGGTAAAATTTGCGCCAGCGCCTACGGATATCTTGCAAATCGCATGCGAACGCATTGTTAACACGTCGCTTGAAGATGTGTTGTCGAATTATGATGACCCGTTTCGTACGGGATTGCATGCGGCGGTACGATTTATGAAGCTCAGGCTGCGCGAAAACACATGTTTCGACGCGTGGGGAATTGCAATATGCCCACGTTCCAAGTTTGTGAAAACGTTGCGGGCGGACACCGATTACAGCAACAACGAACGTGCGAAAACACAGGAAAACAGCGTTAGGGCGCATGGTTACGTCGACAGCGCCGTTAATCCGACATACGCTTTCGGAAAATTGTATCGGGCGGACGAATGCATATTGCACGTCAATGAGATTGAATTATGGAACATATCGCAAGTGTACGAGTTTGACGGAATGCATGTACTGTACGGCGAGGCCACCACCAAGTCTATTGTGCCGCCCGATTACGTGACTCTGCAATCAAACATGTTGTTCGCACGTAAAACAAACGTGAAAAACCTTATCAAGGGATACACCGAGGGCGTGCCATACGAGGCGGATATTCCCGGATCCATACCGGAGGGTATCGCGCATGACGCGAAAACCGGCGATCTGAGTATGAAATTTTTGCAATCCTATTACGGTTCGACCGTCAAGGGGCAATTTAACGGCATTTATGGCACACAGGCGCAAGACGTTATGAAAGCTGATTATCGCGTGACGGAAACCGGCGAACTTGAAGTCGATAAAACCACTGTCTGCACTCCCGAGAATTTCGCGAAAAAGCGTCCGAAAACACCACGAGTACTATACACATACGGTATGAGAATTGTAGCCGGTAGCAGAATGCACCTAGTGATAGCCATGATGCTGATATACCGACATTTCGGCGAACGCGTAACGGCCACGGGCGGCGATACCGATAGCCTGAAAATCAGTTGCGATGACGACGTGAGCGACGCGGAATTACTGGACGCGCTCAAACCGCTACATAACGCGATCGAAAACGCGATCAACAACACCATGCGACGTGTCCGAAACACCGCGCCCGACATGGCCTCAACGCTGGATCATGTCGGACGGTTCGAGGTTGAGGACTGTGGCGGTGCCACGCGCTACGCCGAACACATGGAATTGTGGAATAAAGCACGTGTTAGTTTGGACAGGAAAGGGCGCGTACATGTCACTTGCGCCGGGCTTCCTCGCCCGGACGGTGTATACACCATTGAAGACTTCATCGCCGATGTCATGCATGCGGGGCACGGTTTCACGGAAACCGTACAAATGTCGCTCGGTTATGACGTGTTGGTAGATTATGAGATTTGTCACACGTTGCAACGCAATCGACCGCATGTGTGGGACAGGTACATGGGTACCGTCACCGATTATCGCGGCGCGACATATCATGTTGACGCGCCTGAATCGATAGCGTTGTACCCGGCGGGCAGATGGCTAGGCGAATCGGACAAACAAGCTAACGGCGAGAATTTGATATACATACGAAATGTGTATGATAGGAATACGGAAACAACGCCTCGCGAACTTATTATGCGAGACGGCAAACCCATGATTGTGAGTATTGATGGCGAAATATTATTATGACAGGCTAAAAACCGTAATATTGCCACGAAACGCAGACGTTAATATGATTATCGGCGCGCGCGGTTTGGGTAAAACCTACGGTATGAGAAAATACATGATAGAGGATTATTTGAAAAACGGATATTGTTTTGCGGAAATCGCCCGTTTTCGTGAAGAAAACAACGATGCCGCCGCAGACTATTTCGATCGTATCATAAAAGACAATATTTTCCCCGATTATGAATTTCGCACAACAAATAAAACGGCTGAAATACGACGGAAGAAAACCGGCAAAAAAGAAAATTCGTGGCGGGTATGCGGTTATTTTATACCCTTGACCATGCAACAGCGAAAAAAGAAAAACACATACGTGAACGTGCGCAACATTTGCATGGATGAATTTATTATTGATAATGATGATAGATATCACACGTATTTGAAAAACGAGTTTGAACAATTGGCGAAAATCGTGGATACCGTGACGCGTGAACGCGCCGATGATACCGAGCTACGCAAACCAAGAATATTCCTTCTAGGTAACGCTTGCGACGCGTTTAATCCGTATTTCCGACGTTATGAAGTACCCCTCAATCCCGAGTATGGTCTGCAATGGCTTGACGGCAAAACATGTCTGTTCGACTACGTACGAGACGATGACTACGCCGAACAAAAGGCAAAGAACACCGTTGCGGGGCGCATGTTGAAAAACAATGATGATATGACAGCAAAAAACAAGTTTCGGCAATTTGACACCGATTTTATCGAAAAACCGCATAAGCACGCGAAACTCACTTATGTGTTCCGTTGGTTTCAGCGGGAATATGGCGTATATGCTGATATGCGATGTGGGTATGTTTTTCTCTCCACGAAATACGACGGCGGCGCACATGTGCCGTATTTTGCAATCACACGAGATGATAACAGACTGAACTACCTCACTGCGAATATGGCAAAAGAGTTAATTAAAAATCTTACATCGTATTACGCGTTGGGATATTTGAGATATGACATGGTGGAAACGCAACACGCCATGCTTGAAATGCTCAAGAATTTCGGTGTAAAATAAACACGGTGTACGTGAGGTGCCATAGTGGTGTCGCTAAACGCATCGTCGATAACCACGGTTGACTCCGGCGACGATGCGGCCGTGAGGGAAAAGCGCGCCGATTACCGTTATGAAACATGTCACAAGTATGCTATTCTTAAGTCGTGCCGGTTCGGTATTCGTTCGCCGGTACGACTTTTTTTCATATATGAAAGGAAAATAATGGATGACGAAACTACCGAGGAAAGGGACACCGTTGAGCGCGATGATCTCACCCCCGATGAAGCGCACCGCGTAGGCGAGTTCGACGATCTCCGCGACATGCTCGCGCGCGTACTGGACAAGCTCGACGCGATGAACGAACGCATAGACGGTATCTATGATAATTTCACCGACTCCGTGGCGCAGATGATCGAAAACGGGGCGACCGTCAAGGAAACGGATGACGACGTGGCGGAGGCCATCGCCGAGGCCGCAGCGGACGACTTGGAAAATCTCGATTACACACTCTGAAAAAAGGATGAATCATGGCGATAGATAACGCGACCATTTTGGATAAGGTACGTCTTAAGAATACCGACGATTATCAGCGGCGCGTGCCCAGCGCGACACAAACCGGTGTGGCGAACACCGCACGGTATTTGTTCGACCCAATGAATCGGCAGTATCTCAATGATTGTGTTTGGAGCATGGTTAATCGCATTGGACTCACCGTGATGGCGCAGAACGCGCCTTTTGTGAACCCTTTTGCGGTTTTCAAGAAAGAGAATCTTTACTGGGGCAGCACCGTACAGGAAATCGCCGTCAAGTGGATTAAGGCACATGGATACAAGGACGATGCGGAAGAACTTTTGAAAATGCATCGCCCCGAAGCTTCCGTGTGGTTTTACGAGATGAATCGTCGTGACCAGTATCCCATCTCATGGACGGAAGATGAGTTGCGGCAAGCGTTCGTTGATGATTTCGGTTTGAACCGTTTCATCGCGCAGATCATGGAAACGCCACGCAACAGTGATAATTATGATGAAATGAATATCATGCTTGCGCTGATTCGTCATTATGAGCAGAATCTTGGTTTCTATAAGATACATCTTGACGCGGTGCCGAGCGATGAAACGACTGCTAAGACGTTGCTTAAGGCGTTGCGTTCAACGGCGGGACGTATGCAGTTCCCGTCTACGCAATATAACGCGGTGAACGTCACCGATATTCCGGCGTATGCTAATCCGCAACAAATGGTGCTGCTGATCGAGCCGGAATATCTCGCGTCGCTTGACGTTGACGCATTGAGTGCGGTGTTCCAACTGGATAAAGCGGATGTCCCCTATCGTATCATTCAAGTGCCCAGTCTCGGGATTCCGGGCGCTGTTGCGTTGCTTGTTTCTACTGATTGGTACCAGGTACGAGACATCATGTACGGTACTACGCAGTTCTTTAATCCGCAGACGCTTAGTAATACCATGTATCTGAACCACTGGGGCATCTACGGTGTGTCGCCGTTCACCCCGTGCGCGTTGTTCACGACCGACGCGGGCAGTTCCATTAAGGTGGTCACACAGACCGTGAGCGGGTTCACGCTGACCCCGAAGACGGGTGATGTCAAGGCGGGCGACGTGCTACAGCTCACGCCGAAGCTTACCGCAACCGTGGAGCCCACCGGCACCGGCATTCAGGTGGCACCGGACGCGGCGACGTACGAGGTTGCGGCGAACCATGCCGCAAGCGGCGATGACGCGCACGGTGCGGCGTTTGACCTCAACGTCAACACGTTTGTTGACGATCAGGCTCGTTTGCACGTGCAGCGCGACGGGCTGACGGCAGGTGACATTATCACGGTGACGGGTACGGCGACATACGTCAACCCGAACGGCAATACGACACCGTACAAGGCGACTTGCACGTTCACCGTGAAATAATGTGCAGCGTCGTAACATGCTAGTATCGGGGTACCGGTTAACACCGGCACCCCGATTTTATTTTGCGAAAAAAGAGGTATATATGAAATTTCCGCACTTGGATAATGCCACAACGTTTCCCGGCGCTGACGTACACGTGTACGATCAGTACGTCAACACATACGATTATAATATGTGGACACCGAAAACCAAGATAAAACTATGTCACGTAAAATGGCGTAACGACGGCCACGATGCCGTTAAGTTCCGCGACGACACCGCGCGTGATGCGTGGTTCGACGCACTGGACGGCGAGACCGTACATCTTGACACCAGCATGTATATCGCCCGCGCCGACACGGACGGTATCAAAATACCAGTGCCATACATGACCGCGCAACGCTATAACTATATCGTGGTCGATTTTACAACGGATGTACTGCAATCACCGCTACAGCAATCGGACTGCCAGACAAGATACCACTATTACATCACGGATATCACGGCAGAAGCACCCAATACGACCACCGTCGTACTGCAACGTGACATGTGGACGGACTACATCAACACGACGATGATAAACGGCCTGTTGCTGACTAGGGGCCATGCGCCGTTGGTCGGGATGACACCCGCAAAGCTATTGGACAACCCGCGCGAAAACAGCGCCGACATGCTTGCGCCGGATGTCAATTACGGTGCCGCGAACAATCGTATCACCGGCACCAAGATTACCGGTTTGACCGACGGCGATAAATACATATGTTTCGCCTGTTCGTTCGGTACGATCAGGTTGGAGGAGATGGCACGCACGCGCGGTGTCGACGTGACCGGCGACGACCCCACATATGGGAGCGGTGACGGCACGGTGTCATCGTGGACATGGGGCGCGGGCGGTATAGACATAAGCAAGTGCCGAACAAGGGGGACGGCCTATGCGTCGCAACGTGGACGCACCCCGAACAACTGGACTGTGTTTGCGCTACGTGCAAGCGACGTAACCGGTGAATACATTAATGATCTGTTCGCGTACTACCCGCATATCGCTTCGGGCATAGGCGCGTGCTTCGTGGTGTCTGCGGACATGTGCGTTCGCGGTACCAGTGCGCCCGTCATGGTCAACGGTGTCGCGTGGATGACCGTCATAGACACGGAGCGCACATTAAGTGACATCACGTTGACCCCGGAGGATTTCGATATGCCGCCTGAAGTCGCCGACGTGGCCAAACTATACGTATCGCCATATAGCGTGTTGGAGATCACGGACACGTGGGGCAAGACAACCACGATCAACGTCGAGGATTGCGGGCGGCTCAGCGTGCGAACGCTGGTATCCGTTGCGTATCCGCTCGTACGGCAGGTGGCGTATCTTGACGGGTACGGGGCGGACGGCACCACGCCGCTAGCCGTGACCAATCTAACCGGCGACGACATAATCGGGCATGTCCCAAACGGTGACGCACTCACAACGATCATATCGTATGACATCCCCACATATTCGCTGCAACGTCGTAACATTGACGCATACCGCAGCGCCAACTACAACCGCACGATCACGCAAGGCCGCAAAAACGCGGTAACCGCCTACGAAAACACCGCGCAAGCAGCCAACACCGCTCGTGATAACGCCAATATCAGCGCAGCCACGGCACGGGACAATACCGCACGCACGAACGCCGCGCAGACGGCCAACACCGCGCGAGGAGTCTTGCGCGATCAGAAGATATCCGATGAGACCGTTGACGCGCGTAATGACATACTCGATGCTGCGACAAAACGCCTCGACGCTGACACCGAAACGGCGAACAGCAAAATAAGAACCGATCGTGACTGGGATGTAACGCTTATGAACGAAACATATGTCACGAATACGCAAACAAACGCCATCTCATCCGTCACAAGCATGATAGGGACGGTCGGCGGTGCGGCGCTGTCCGTTGCGAGCGGCGGTGCCGCCGCCGGTCTCGCGACCGCCGTTAGCGGCGCGGCGTTGCAAGGCTACAATGCAGGTATCGCCATCACAAACAGCGAAAAACTCAATAAGGCGGCCAATGACGCGGCATATGCCAAGGCGGCTAAAGCCACGTCGACCAATACGGGCCAGACGGCGCACGCCAAAACGCAAGCGACGGAAACGACGATACGCACCAACACGCAAACCGTGAAAACCATGCAACTCGCAACGGCGGCGGCCACCGATATGACCGCCAACACCGTCAACGCGTCCAACGGCAACGCCACGGCCTCATACGACACCGCCACCGGCAACGCGGCACGTACGCGCAATCAGGCCATACTAAGCGCGAAACGCACCATGCTCACAACACGGAGCAACGCCACCAACACATACACGGATATGTACAATCAACCCCCCGCACCGGTCGGCGCGTACACGGGTGACCCGTGGGCGGACGAAATGGCGCAACGGGCGTATGTCGTCAAGGTTCGCACGCAATCCAAAAGCGCACTAATACAAGCTGGTGTGTATATGTTGCGATACGGCATAGCAAGCAACAAACTCTACAACAGGCCGAACCTCACGCCGTGCAGACATTACACGTATTGGCGGGCGGATGATGTGTGGCTCACCAACGACATCGCCCCCAACGACGCACTGGACGCGATACGCGATCGATTCACGGCGGGTGTTACAATCTGGAGTGACCCCACCGAAATAGGCGGCGATTATCTCGCCGCGAATATCAACTAGCGAAAAAAGGTGTTATATATGGGACGTAAACGCACGCATAAGTGCCCGCCGACCCGCGCGGCCATCGGGGAAAAAGGGCTGCCGGTGTGGCAGCAGTCGCAGCAACTCAACACACAGGCGTATTATATGGCTTATTCGCAGATGCTCAATATTGCACTGTCACGTTTCAAGTGGCTTAATCTGCCCAAAACGTGTAACGCATGGTTTCTGGAGTACAACCTGTTGTACTACGGATATGCCACTATCGCCTATCCTCATAGTAACCCGGGTATGTTTTTCAGTACGCAAGCCGTGGTTAATTCCAATTTCAACGTGTATTACCGGCCTAAGAAATGGACATCCTACGGTATCAACGGGTGGAATTTTCCCGTGGATAATTCCAGCGGCGTATTCATATACGCTAACAAGGCACGTACCCCGTTGGTGCCCACGCTTGAATTTTTTGCGCATGAGATCGAGGATCTGTACATGACACGTCGACAAAACCGTTTTCACCAGAAAACTCCGTTTATCTTGGAGGTGCCCGCCGGCCAGCAAACGGCGGGGGTTAACGTCATCAAGCAAATATCAGGCGGAGAGATGGCAATTATGGCAACGCCCGGTTTTACCGACACCATGAAGGCGCAAGTGCTCAGAACCGACGTGGACTATATCGGCATGGAATTACAGAACGACATCCAAAACACGTGGAACGCTTTTTACCAGTCGCTGGGTATCAAGAACTTGCCCATGAAGATGGAACGGCAGACGGCGGATGAGATAAACGATTACGGCGAACCCACCGACCTCCGTGCGCTGTCCGAGCTTGAGGAGCGCCGAGCCGCATGCGACATACTTAATACGCGTTTCTCACGATATCTGGACGCACCCGTCGAGGTGGTGTGGAATCAGGACAACATAAGCCAAAACTATAATTACATGACCAACCTTGAAGCACTGGAGGACAACGATAATGCGGACATCTGACATGATATCGCCGTTTGTTCCCGGCGAAACCGCACCCGATTATCACGCCGTGACAACGATCACATTGGGGGAATTGCTCGCACCCGGTGGCATTGACTGGACAACGCCGCAATGGTCATGGCGTGATGACGCATACAACGACACACAATATTCCCGGTGCTGCGCAAAGATCGAGAACCGTTATTATGACCGCGAGCTAGGCGTAATGCCGCCGGGCAGATGGCGGCGGCACCTGTTGCGTCTCATCGCCGAAATAATGCCCGTACTCAAACCGCTCTACGAGCTTGCAGCCGGAAACCCCGGAATATTTATGACGGATGCCGACACGTGGCACAAGACGCGCACCGTGTTCTCGGATTTCCCCGCGACCCAGCTTGCAACCGGTCAGGATTACGCAAGCAATGCCACCGACATGGAGTATGAGACCGTGACCAACGGCAACTACATGGACAAGGTCAAGGCGATACGTCAAGGCGATTACGTGGATATAGACGTGCTACTATTGGAGCACATAAACGCATGTTTCAGTCCACTGTGGACTGTCGCTATAAACAACTATTAGGAGGCAAAACACACATGTTCCCGCTACCCTTGTACAGCGTGTGGCCGTACACGCCCGTAATACCGGCGTTCTATTGGGATGCGAAAAGCACAGAGGAAATCATAAAGTATCTGGCATGCGAATACGATCATATCACGGCGTATTTCGACACGCTCGCAACCGCGATCAACACACTGAGCGTGGACATGCAAACGTTTGAAAACCGCGTCGAAACCCGTGTCAGCGCGATGGAAAAAACACTGGCGGCATTGCTGAACAATCTTGAGCATGTTGGCGATAAAATAGTGATCTACGACCCTACACAAGGCACCTATGCAGACAGCAAGATAGCCATGCGCAACATGTACCGAGAACTTGCAGTGTTCGGCGCGCGCGTCAATCAGGTCGCCACCAAGACCGTAGACGACATGGCAAAACACCGCACCGACGAAACCGCCGCAATAGGCAACCTCACAATATTCCATGACACGACACCGCGCGTAACCGACCCGCAAACCGGCAACCCCTACCCGCCCATACAGTAAAGGAGAGACACCATGCCCGCCACACCATTCATTCAACTGCCACTATATGACACTGGGTCGGTCGCCGACCTACGCGACGCGTACAACCGCAGCATGCAACTCATAGACAAAAAACTGCACCAGCTCGACATACAAATACAAATACACCACGCAACCGACACCCGCAAGGAGGCCTAAACATGGCAAGCGCAACCGATAATTTTAACCTCGATCTATACGATACCGGCGACCCCGCCGCGTTGACCGACCAATACAACAGCGCAATACGCACGATCGACGAAACACTTCTGACAATCAACGGCAACGCCACCGCTGCACTCAACACCGCAAGTACCCTAAAAAACAAAATAGACAACACCGCAAGCGATCTCGCCGTTACAACCGAAAAAGCGAACAACGCACTTAACCGCTTCAACGCAATCGACTGGGATACCGATGAAAAAGCGCAAAACTGGATAAACACCACCGACAATAATATCAACAACGCACTTAACCGCTTCAACGCAATCGACTGGGATACCGATGAAAAAGCGCAAAACTGGATAAACACCACCGACAATAATATCAACAACACCAATCAAACACTAGCCGCGCTTAACGCAAGTAACCCGACGGACGCAAAAAAACTACTACACAGCATCTATGACGCAAGCACCGGCGATATATCCACAGTCACAGGCATGACCATACAAGCTCGGTTCATCACACACGATTACTGCGCACAGTCAACCCTTAAACATGGTGACACCGTGTATTTCGGCTGCAATAACATTACCTCCGAAGGCGGACAATCAAAAATCGTAATCGTTGATATGGCCAACAACACGATAACCACCAACAAAACAATCAACGCGGGCCACTTCAACGATATGGCATATATCGACGCAACCCCCAGCACGCCTATATGGGTCGCACCCATCACGTTAGACGGGACAACCGACTATACCGGTATACTGGCGTACGATAACAATTTCAATACCAGCGTTAACATACCCGTATCGCTACACGGCATAGCCGGTATCACAAGAGACCCGATCACCAACAAAGTATATTGCATATGCCGCAACAACCCAAACATATACGAAATAAACATGACCGACTACAGCACCACTATCATAGGTAACCGCCCAATGGGTGACGACTTCATGGGACAGGGCATCAGCGCATACAATAACAAGATCTTCGGCTACACAACACGCATGTTTGCGTACCTCTACGACGTACGCACCAAGACACTGCAATGGTACAATTGTATGGCCACCGATCTACTCATGTCGAGACGCATCGGAGAATACGAGAGCGGCGAATTCAACAACGAAGGCAATCTATGGGCATGCGCCCGTTCGATCTGCAATGACGACGCGACATCATATCTCAATTGGGGCGGCTGGATATCGTTTGCAAGTAACGCAACCCCTCACACAATAGGCGGACACACTGCAAAAATAGCACAAACCGTGGAAATAGTCGCCGACTCGCTTAAACCAAAATTCACAACAATAAACCAGATATGTAGTGTTTTTGAAGTCGCTACAATGATAACCAAACCCACCACGATAAAAATATCCACAACTTTAAACGACACCGAACACGGACAATTGCGACTAACTGGATATTTAGTAATCACAGGCGACTACACATGTTTCAAACTAATGCCAACCGGTTTCGGTGGCCTCCGAGTACCCAACGGCGGGAAAATAACCATTACCAACACTGGTACACAGATAGAATGCTCAGACCGTTGCGCATCATTCACATACATGGTTACGCCATCACTAGGTCCAAACGACATAGTACAATATCGTAACGGCGGTTGCGTACTAAACCTAATCGCATGCGGCAACACGCGCGGCATACAAATATCCGATACCGTGATCGAAACCGATACCAACAAAATATATTTCGGTCCTACTAAGGTGGTTGGATAACAATATAGCCCGGTAATATTACCGGGCTATATATATATTGTTATCACTCAATACTACGAATATCAGTCATCACCATTATCAACCGTAACAACATACACACGACAGCAACGACCCTTACGAGTCACCGCCTGGGCAACCTCTTCATAATCATAATCATAAGACAACATGCGTTCAATGACATCAGCAAGTGCAGAATCAAAAGTATCATTACCCGACACAATTCCCGTATACACACCTTCAATACCGACCTTATACGCATTATCAGGCAACTCGATAACATAGGCACTTAATTTCATCATTTTTAATTCATCCTTTTTAATGCTGTTTTTTCTGACAATCCCAATAATACCACACCACAAACACCACACGCCGAAAACACGA